AGTTTAGAACAGATAAGAGATTTAGAACTACGAGGTGGTAAGAACACCATCAATCTTTTAATAGAACCTTCTTCGACTTGCTGTAGTTTTTTACTAATAACATCTATGTGCTTACCCATTTTAAAGTCAGCAACAAGCTTTGGGGCAAAGGCTTCTATAAATCCAGAGAAATTATCACGAACATTTTGGAATGCAAGGTGACGAAGCTTGGCAATATCCTCGTCGCTTATAGATTCATTACTTTTTAGGGTCATTGTTTGACGATACGACTTTGAGACCTGCAATTTTTACCAGTCTTTCCACGTCTTTCTTCTTGTCACCACTCTCAAAGCCAGTTGTCTTTACAGTCTGTTCGACTTTATCTACAAACATTCCTAAATGTTTAGCAATATGTTCCATAGATTTGTTTGCATTTGTAAAATCACTGTCTTGCATAGCCTCATTGTAAACTTTTGCTAGTCTTTCTAGAACTTTTTCTTTTGTCCACGTAATTTTAGTTACAGCTTCTTCTTGATACTCTTTGATTCGCTCCATAACCTTTTCATTTTTCATAATTACTCTAGCTTTGGCTCTGGTTCGTGCATCATTCTTGTCTGGTTGATAACCTGCCGCTAAATATGCCTTGACTTCGTCCCCGTGTCCCGCAAATTCCATGCAAAATTTCTCTTGCATAGCTGTGAGTCCACGAAATGTAGGAACTTTTACGTTATTATCTTCTGGTTTCTCTAACATTCTCTTTTCGTACTCCTCTGGGTTAAGTTTTTGTAGCCGTCTTAGTCTTCTGCGCTCTAATTCAGCTTGTATTTCTTTTAATTCTTCGCCTCCTCCATATATTCTCGCTTCTCTCTTAACTTTATACAAGTCAATAAGCTCTTCTTCTGTCATATTACCATAAATAATGTGTACTTTTTTCTTTGTCATAGCTTTAAATCTTTGAAGGGAGGATAATAACCCACAACCATCGCTCCCTTCTCTTCATATACCAGTGTTCCAAAGCTGTAGGAGACAAGTGAAGCTTCTAAACCCAGTTTATTAGGACAAAACTAGGTGGATGCAACTGGTGTTATCAATATAAACAACGATTTGACAATATGCAAGTGTTTGTTTACAATGCGATTTATGAGACCTGAAGAGTTTTTATATTTACCTATGGTTCTTTTGGACAATAGAATCATGGAGTACCAGTTTTGTATGCAGAATATTCAACATCCGAAAGGACACTATACAGAATTTGGTGTGTACGAGGGTAAATCTATAAATTATTTAGCTAGTCTTAATAAGAAAGTTACATTTCACGGATTTGATAGTTTTGAAGGACTGCCTGAACAATGGTTTATGGGTCATAAAGTTATAGAGAAAGGGCACTTCGCTGTGTCGGAGTTGCCGAAAGTAGTCCCAAATGTAGTTTTATACGAAGGTTGGTTTGAAAATACTATACCGACATGGAAGAAAGACCACACAAAACATATATCGTTTATGAATATTGATTGTGATTTATATAAGTCAACTAAAACTGTTTTTGAATTATTAAATGATCAGATTATAAGTGGTACATTAATACGGTTTGATGATTTGTTACCATCACCCATATCTCCTTATCCAAAATGGGAAGAGGGGG